TTCGCTCCCGAGCTAGGCGAGCAGTAGAAGGGAAGGGCTAATGCCTAACATCATTACAGCTTCGCAGCTAAGATCCGTCTTAGGCGTTAGCTCTTCTCTCTACGACGACGCTTATCTAAACGACATTATCGAAACAGCGGAACAGGCGATTCTACCGCTGCTTATTCAGAACTCGACGGCTGTAGTCGAGTACGCGCTAGAAGACAACGTCGCGAAGTTCTACACTAGACGGACACACCCTTTCGTCGTAGGACAGTCGATCGTCGTTACTGGTCTTCCAGCTCCATTTACAGCCACTCACACTCTTACGATCGTTACAGACTCTTCATTCTGCGCCGCTCTTACATCTACAGACGTAACACGCCGCCAGATTATTCCGAACGGCATGGCAACACTTAGCGGCTATTCAGCTGCGACTCTCTACGTCGGAAACTCGTCGATCGAGTCCGCGATCTACGCCGTATCTATCGAAGTCTTCCAATCTCGCACAGCTGCGGGCGGTCAGATCGAAGGTCTCGATTTCGCTTCGAGTCCCTATCGCATGGGGCGCAGCTTGTTAAATCGCGTCGTGGGCCTCTTGGGTAATTACATCAACGTCGACACGATGGTCGGATAATGACGGCCAGCTCGATCTTAACTAGCGTCCGAACTCCATTAAAGACAGCGATCCAAGGAGTAGCGGCGAACACTTACGACTCAGTTCCAGAGTCGCCCATCGTTCCGTTCGCGGCAGTCGTCCCGAACACGCCTTACCTAGAGCCAAGCTTCTTGGGTAAAGGAAACGTAAAACTTAAAGTCAATCTAATCATGACCGTAGGCGTAGCGATCTACGATAATCAGAGCGCGCTCGATAACATCGAGAAGCTCGTAATTAGCATTCTGGCGGCTATTCCGTCAGGGTACGAAGTCGGAGACGTATCGAATCCGATTCCGTTAAACATAGGCGCGTCAGAGATTCTCGCTTGCGAGATTCAGCTTTCGACTTATTACACACAAACAAACTAGGAGACCAACATGGCCACGACCGTAATTACAGGGCGCGATCTTTCGGTTACGATCGCGACCAAAAACTATAACGAGCAAGCAACAAGCGCAACGCTAAGCGGAGATGTAACTATCGAAACTTACGACACTCTTTACGCTAAGGCTTACCGTTCGATCGATAAGCAGTGGACGTTCGACGTCGAAATGCTTGCAGACTGGGGCGCAGCGGATTCACTCTGCGAAGCTCTATGGAATGCGGCAGAGACAGCACCTAACACGACTCTAGCGGTATCGCTAACAGCTGTTACAGGAGCGGTCTTCGCGTTTAACGTGCTACCAATCTTCCCAAGCGTCGGCGGTTCTAGCCCAGACGCTCAAACTGTAACGCTATCCTTTACAGTCGTGGGAACACCTACAGAGACATTTAGTTAAGAAACAGAATCGGGAGCGAACATGAAACTAAACATCGAGATCGAATACTTCTCAGGAGAGGCCGTTACATTCGTGGCGGCTTCTCCCGAGTGGTCGAAGTGGGAAAGCAAAACTGGAAAGACTATCCAGCAAGCCGAATCTATCGGAGTAAACGATCTTCTCTTTCTTGGCTACGCAGCCATGAAGCGGGAAGCTGCGGGAACTCCAGTCAAACCTTACGAGGTCTGGATCGAAACGGTGGCGGAAGTCTCAGCGAGTAACGCAAGCCCAAAAGCTATCCCGTCGGAAGCCTAAATCGACTAATCGTCGAACTCTCTATCGCGACTCAAATCCCGATGAGCGAGTGGCAGACGGCGGAGCAGATCTTAACGGCGTTAGAGATACTGGAGAAACGAAATGGCAAGTAAGAAGGGCGTCTACTCGATAGAAGTCGAGCCAGCCGCGCTTAAAAACTTGATCCAGACTCTTAATCTTCTCGATAAAGAAACACAGAACGAGATCCGCGACGCAGCTCTTCCACTATCGAAGCGTCTGGCGGGCCAGCTCATGATGAGCGCGAACGGTGCGCCAGCTCCACAGACTAAGCTCGTAGCTCAAACGATTACAGCTAAACGCGATCGTCTTATTCGCGTCGACATCGGTGGCCCTAAGAAGGTCGGCCGCAAGTACGGCGGAGAAGCTTCTAAGAGCGGTAAGGGTAATAAAGTCCGACAGGGCGCAGCTCCAGCGGGTGCGCTTCTATGGGGAACAGAATACGGCGGCGGGCGCGGTACGGACTCACTTGGTCGCGCTTATACCGATCGCTTTAAGGCCCCGCGCAATAAGCGCGGCTACTGGATCGCTCCAGCTGTTGACTATTACACGCCAATCGTCGCGAAAGAATACATCGATCTTATTCAGGGCGTAATTAAGAAAGTGGGTCTCGACTAATGGCTGGCATTCCAAAAGTAAAGATTACTTTCGACGCGGACTTCGACGAACTAAAGAAGGGCGTTAAAGGCGCGCAGAATGAAGTCGAAGGCTTCTCTAGCAAGATCGGCAAGTTCGGCAAGGTAGCCGCTGCCGCTTTCGCAGCTGCAACAGTGGCGGCCGCAGCTTACGCGGGAAAGCTTCTAGTCGATGGCGTCAAGTCAGCGATCGCAGACGCAGCCGCTCAGGAAAAACTCGCTCTTACATTAAAGAACGTTACAGGCGCGACGAATGCCCAGATCAAGGCGACAGAAGGTTACATAACCCAGACGTCTTTAGCGTTCGGAGTTACAGACGACGAGCTTCGTCCATCGCTGGAAAGATTAGCTCGCGCTACTGGCGATGTAGATAAAGCGCAGAGACTACAAGCTCTAGCCTTAGACATAAGTGCGGGCAGCGGGAAAAGTTTAGAAGCGGTCTCTAACGCGTTAGCCAAGGCTACAGAGGGCAACACTTCCGCTCTTGGAAAGCTTGGCGTAGGACTTTCTTCTGCTCAGCTAAAAACTCTTTCGATGGACGAGATTACTAAGAAGCTAGCCGATACTTTCGAGAATCAAGCTTCCACTAAGGCCGACACTTTCCAAGGAAAATTAGATCGACTTAACATCGCATTCGAGGAAGGTAAAGAGACCGTAGGTTCTTTCGTACTGGACGCGCTTACTCCACTCGTTAGCTCATTCGTTAATAAGGTGATTCCAGCTCTTTCATCTATGGCCACGTCTATCGGTAAAGATCTCGAAGGCCCATTTAATACCATTAAGGGAGTTCTTACAGACTTCGTTATTCCAGCCTTTAAGGCTCTTTACGACTTTATGAAGGACTTCGTCGCTCCGTTCTTCGCTTCTGTATTTGGGCCAGCGTTAAGCGGTTTATCTTCTGCTTTTACCAAAATTAAAGACGCCATCGCTTCTAACTCCGACGAACTATCTCCGCTGTTTAGTCTCTTTAAGTCAGTAGCTACATTCGTCCGCGACACCATGGGGCCAGCTATCGGAACGATTCTTCGAGTCGCATTCGAAGTTCTAGGTACAGCGATCTCGGCGGTAATTACTGGAGTCTCTAGAGTAGTTAACTTCTTGGACGACATGATCGACAAGGTAAAAGCTTTTATCGCCTTGGTTAAAGCAAATCCTTTAGTGCAAGGTATCGGCGAGCTTATCGACAGAATCTTCGGTGGGTTTAGAGCTGCGGGCGGTCCAGTAACTTCGGGAACTTCTTACATAGTCGGCGAGCAAGGCCCAGAACTATTTACGCCCAGCCGTAGCGGAATGATTACTCCGAATCATGCACTCGGCGGCGGGCGCGGTTCAGTCATTAACTTAACTGTTAACGGCGCGATCGACCCAGAAGGTACAGCCCGAGCGATTATTAACGTTCTTAATAATTCGAGCTATCGCGGAACTCTTGGATCGGGTGCGTTCGCGTGACGCTATGGAATCCAGAATGGCGCGTCCTAATCGATGGCGTCGATTATCAAGAAGTAACACTGGCCAGCGTTCAGATTACTAGTGGCCGAACTTCTGTTTATGAGCAGCCAGTCGCGGGCTATTGCTACATCGAGCTTATTAACCTAGAAAACACGTCTTACCCTTTTACAGTCGGTAACGAAATCCTTATCTCAATTAAAGATTCGACTGGAGTTTACGTCGATCTCTATGGCGGCTTTATCAGCGACATCGAAATAAGCGTCGTGTCAGCTGGATCGACGGACTACGTTACTTCTGCCCGCATTACAGCACTGGGCGCACTGTCTAAACTAGCTCGGGCTAACTGGGAACTGGCTTTAGCGAAAGACTACGATGGAACTCAGGTCTATAACATTCTTTCGGATCTACTTCTTAATAACTGGAACGAAGTCGCTCCCGCTTTAGCTTGGTATCAGTACGATCCGACGACGACGTGGGCTAACGCCGAGAACGTAGGACTAGGCGAGATCGATCAGCCTGGGCAGTACGAAATGGTTAACAGAGCAGCCGACCCAGTCTCTAGCTACACGTTAGCCAGTCAAATCGCAGAATCAGGACTCGGCTATCTCTTCGAGGACGGATCGGGCCGAATCGGGTACGCCGACGCATTACATCGCCAGACTTACCTCGCAGCTAATGGCTATACCGAAATCTCAGCGACTCAGGGAATCGG